CGTGAGAATCCAGGTTCAAAACTTAAAACTGCAGTAACTGAAAAGAATCCGACAGGCAAAAGGGCAGATCGTCGTGCATCATTTTGTCGCCGTATGAAAGGTATGAAGTCAAAACTCACTTCTACAGAAACTGCAAGAGATCCAGATTCAAGAATCAATAAAGCACTTCGTCGTTGGAACTGTAATTAAGTAATAGGTTTTGTTATGTCAAATGATGTTTATCTGGGTAATCCACTACTAAAGAAAGCCAATACTCCTATTGAATTTACTCAAGATCAAATTCTTGAGTTTGTCAAATGTAAAGAGGATCCGGTTTACTTTGCCAAAAATTATGTAAAGATTGTTACCCTGGACAAAGGATTACAACCTTTTCAATTGTATCCATTCCAGGAGAAGTTGGTCAATAACTTTCACAATCACAGGTTTAATATCTGTAAGATGCCACGACAGACTGGTAAATCAACCACTGTTGTGTCTTTCCTGCTTCATTATGCCGTGTTTAATGATAATGTGAACATAGGTATCCTCGCAAACAAAGCAGCAACCGCCAGGGAACTTCTGGATAGGTTACAAACTGCTTATGAAAACCTACCAAAGTGGATGCAACAGGGTATTATATCTTGGAACAAAGGTTCTCTTGAATTAGAAAATGGATCAAAGATTCTGGCTGCTTCTACGTCTGCAAGTGCTGTCCGAGGCATGTCATTCAATATCCTCTTCTTGGATGAATTTGCGTTCGTTCCAAACCATATTGCAGATTCCTTCTTTGCATCTGTTTATCCTACTATTACTTCTGGTAAGAGCACGAAAGTAATCATCGTTTCCACTCCACACGGTATGAATCACTTCTACCGTATGTGGCATGATGCTGAAAAGAAAAAGAATGAATACATTCCAACAGATGTTCACTGGTCCGAAGTTCCAGGTAGAGATGAGGTATGGAAATCTCAGACTATTTCAAACACTTCTGAACAGCAGTTCAAGGTTGAGTTTGAGTGTGAGTTCTTAGGATCTGTAGATACTTTGATCGCACCAAGTAAACTTAAGAGTTTGGTTTATGATCACCCACTTAAACGTAGTGCTGGTTTAGATGTTTATGAAGTTGTTAAGGAAGATCATGATTATGTAATTACGGTTGACGTTGCTCGTGGTGTTGGAAATGACTACTCTGCATTTACGGTCATAGACATCACAACATTCCCACATAAAGTAGTTGCAAAGTATCGGAACAACGAAATCAAACCGATGTTATTCCCAAGTATTATTGTAGATGTTGCAAAAAATTATAATGATTCTTACATCTTATGTGAGGTAAATGATGTCGGAGATCAGGTAGCAAGTATCGTTCATTATGACTTAGAGTACAATAATCTTCTGATGTGCTCGATGCGCGGTAGAGCAGGACAGATAGTTGGACAAGGATTTTCCGGAAAGAAAACCCAACTTGGAGTGAAAATGTCCAAGACTGTTAAGAAAGTTGGGTGCTTGAACCTCAAGACTATGATCGAAGAGAATAAACTTCTCTTGAATGATTATGAGATCATCGCAGAACTTACAACCTTCATTCAGAAACATAATTCCTTTGAAGCAGAAGAGGGTTGTAATGATGACTTAGCTATGTGCTTGGTAATTTATGCATGGTTAGTTGCACAAGACTATTTCAAAGAACTTACCGATCAGGATGTTCGTAAAAGAATTTATGAAGAACAAAAGAATCAGATCGAACAAGATATGGCACCTTTTGGATTTATTGTCGATGGAACAGACAGTGGTAGTTTTGTGGATTCTGAGGGAGATCGATGGTTCACTGATGAATATGGTGACAGATCATATATGTGGGAGTATCTATCATAATGGACTTAGATGGTCAGATTAGGCTCGGTCATTTACTTCTTAATGATAGAAAGTGTAGAGTTTGTGGAGAAGTGAAAAATCTTATTGATAGTTTCTACAGAACTAGAAAAGATAGGGGTCCAGTTCCATCTTCATATTCTTATGAATGTAAAGAATGCACAATTAAAAGAATTGTAACTAGTAGGATGACTACGAGAGTTTTAGATAAGTGGGAATATCCTGACTGGTAATCTGTTCACACACCGTTTCCCCATTCAAAAAGTCCATTTTAATAAATATTTTCAGACAAACTGAAGTATCAGGAGAAAAACATGGCGACTCCTCAATTATCTCCAGGCGTACTCGTCAGAGAGGTTGATTTAACAGTAGGAAGAGCTGATAATGTTTTAGATAATATTGGAGCAATTGCGGGTCCTTTCTCAATTGGTCCAGTTGACGACGCAATTGACATCACCACAGAACAAGAACTCATCAACGTATTCGGCAAGCCACTGTCTACGGATGGACAGTATGAGTACTGGATGAGTGCATCCTCATTCCTTTCATATGGTGGAGTTCTTAAGGTTGTAAGAACTGATGGAACAACCTTAAACAACGCAAACGCAGGTGTAGGTTTTGCATACACAACCTCACTGAAGATTAAGAACTTTGATGATTATCAGGCAAATTACTCTGATGACATCGCAGATTATGTTTTTGCTGCTAAGAACCCAGGTTCTTGGGCAAACAATCTTAAGATCTGCATGATTGATGATAAAGCAGATCAAACTATTGGAATTACAACGACTAATCCATCTGCTGCAGGTGCCATTATTGGATATGGAGTCACAACTCCTCTTGTTAATGCGGTTATTCCTGGAGTAGGTTCAACAAATTCCTTTAATGGTTATATTAAGGGAATTATCACTGGAGTTTCTACTGCTTCGACCACAGGAAACAGCACAGTTGATATTAGAATCCTCTCAAGAGTTTCTACTGGAACAACTGATAACGGAACTGAATATCCAATTTCTTATGCTCAAGGAAATGCAAATGCATCTTTCCAAGCATCAGATACAATTGCTTTCTATAACAACTCGGGAATTGCAACAGGAAACGGAACAGTTTCTGCAGTAACTACAGTTGCTGACTGGTATGATTCACAAACTCTGAATCTCACCAACACTACAATCTTCTGGAGTTCGATTGCACCTAAGCCAATCAGCAACGGTTATGTTCTCGATAGACAAGGTAAGAACGATGCTCTGCACGTTGTAATTGTTGATGATACTGGTTCAGTAACTGGTATTCAAGGAAACCTCTTAGAGAAGCATCTGAACATCTCTAAGTCAACTGATGCAGTTTCTGCAGTTAATGCTCCACAGAAGATCTTCTGGAAAGATTACCTGGCACTCTTCTCATCTTATGTTTATGTTGGAGACAATCCTTCAACTGGAAATGATGCCTATAACGGAACAACTCCACTCGCAACTGGATTCTCTTCAGGATACACAAAAGTAACTGAAGGTGCTGGTCAGTGGAATCAACTTGCTCAAGGAATTACCTTCAGTGCATTAGGAAACGTAACTTATGCACTTGGTGGTGGTGTTGACTATTCCGCATCAAACGGAATGACCGCAACACTTGGAAATCTGTTTACTTCATACAATCTCTTTGCAAATCAAGATGAGATTGCAGTTGATTATCTGATCATGGGTCCTGGACTTGGAAACAAGTTCGAATCTCAAGCAAAAGCAAATCAATTAATTTCGATCGCAAACAATAGAAAGGATTGTATTGCAGTCGTTTCTCCACACAGAGCTGACCTGATTCAAGGAGATGGTGGTCCTATCACCAATTCTGATACTCAGACAGATAATATTATTCAGTTCTTCTCTCCACTTTCATCTTCATCTTATGCAATTTTTGATAGTGGGTACAAGTACACCTATGACAGATTCAATAACAAGTTCCGTTACATTCCTTGTAACGCAGACGTTGCTGGTCTGTGCGTAAGAACTTCAATCTTTGCTTATCCTTGGTTCTCACCTGCAGGTCAGCAGAGAGGTATTCTGAATAATGCAATCAAACTTGCATACAACCCAAATAAAGCACAGAGAGATCAACTTTATCCTGTAAGAATTAACTCAATCGTTAATCAACCAGGAATTGGTATTCTCCTCTTTGGTGATAAAACTGCTCTTGGATATGCATCAGCATTCGACAGAATTAACGTTCGTCGTCTGTTCCTGACTGTTGAGCAAGCACTTCAGAAGTCAGCAGAAGCACAACTCTTCGAACTGAATGATCAGATTACGAGAGCAAACTTCGTCAATATTGTTGAACCATATCTCCGTGATGTTCAGGCAAAGAGAGGACTCTATGGATTCCTGGTTATTTGCGACGAAACAAATAACACTCCTGACGTAATTGATAATAATGAGTTCAGAGCTGACATCTTCCTGAAACCAGCTAAGTCTATCAACTACGTAACTCTGACATTCGTTGCCACCAGAACTGGTGTAAGCTTCGAAGAAGTTGCTGGTAGAGTTTGATTTTAGATTATAAATTACTAAAGGAGGAACCTAAAAATGGCACAAATTCCAACAAGAGGCATTTCCCAATTTAAGTCAAAACTGATTGGTGGTGGTGCTCGTCCTAATCTGTTTGAAGTTGATGTTACCTTTCCGGCAGGAGTAAGTCTTGGTGTTCAAGGTGATGGAACTGGGCAGTTTGATAAAGAAAACTTCCGTTTTCTCTGCAAGGCAGCTGCCCTGCCTGCATCAAACGTAGCACCAATCGAAGTTCCTTTCAGAGGTCGTACTCTGAAAGTTGCTGGGGACAGAACCTTTGATGTTTGGACTGTTACAATCATTAATGATGAAAACTTCTCACACAGAAGAGCATTTGAAGCATGGATGCAAAACGTTGCTCAATATGGTGATCACTCGGGTCTTGTAAACCCAACTGATTACATGGGTCAAGCAATTGTCTATCAACTTGGTAGAAGTGCATCAAACACTCAGGGTAACAACACAACTGGAGACAATGCAAACATTTTGGCACAATATCGTTTCATCGATATTTTCCCAACTGCTGTTTCTGCTATTGATCTCTCATATGATACAAGTGACACAATTGAAGAGTTTACCGTTGATTTCCAAGTTCAATACTACTTCCCCGAAGCACCAGGAACTGGAGCATAATAAATAGATCATAAGTAGATAAGAACTTTAATAATGGCAAAGTTATTTGGATTCTCTATTGAGAATACTGAACCACTATCTCCGAATGCAGTTTCCCCCGTCCCACCTAATAATGAGGACGGGGTTGACCACTATCTGAGTAGTGGTTTTTTTGGTTCATATGTTGATATTGAAGGTATCTATAGAACTGAGTTTGATCTAATCAAAAGATATCGTGAGATGGCACTTCATCCCGAGTGTGATAGTGCCATCGAAGATATTGTAAATGAAGCAATTGTATCCGATACTAATGATAGTCCGGTTCAAATCGACCTGGATAATTTAAATGCCAGTGATGGTATTAAGAAAAAAATTAGAGAAGAATTTAAATATATTCTAGAACTTTTAGATTTCGATAAGAAGGCACACGAAATCTATAGAAATTGGTATGTTGATGGAAGAATTTATTATCACAAAATTATTGACCTCAAGAATCCTCATGAAGGAATTCAGGAGTTGAGATATATTGACTCTATGAAAATGCGTTATGTGAGGCAGGATAAGAAGAAAAAGAAAGATCAATATAGACTTTCTAATGTTCATAATGATAATCCGATGGATTATGAGTTTCCTGAAATTGAAGAGTACTTTATCTACAGTCCAAAAACTGCATACCCAACTTTAAATCCAACATCAACAAGTCAATCCAACGGCATTAAGATGTCTAAGGATTCTATCACTTATTGTACATCTGGATTGGTTGATAGAAATAAAGGATCAACTCTTTCATACCTACACAAAGCAATTAAGGCTCTCAATCAACTTAGAATGATTGAGGATTCTCTGGTTATTTACAGATTGTCTCGTGCTCCAGAAAGAAGAATTTTTTATATTGATGTTGGTAATCTACCTAAGGTTAAAGCAGAACAATATCTTCGTGATGTTATGATGCGTTATCGTAATAAGTTGGTTTACAACGCAGACACTGGAGAAATTCGTGATGATAAAAAGTATATGAGTATGCTTGAAGATTTCTGGTTGCCTCGTCGTGAAGGTGGCAGAGGAACAGAAATCTCAACTCTTCCTGGTGGTCAAAACCTCGGAGAAATCACAGATATTAAGTATTTCCAAGAAAAACTTTATCGTTCTCTGAATGTTCCTTCCTCAAGAGTTGGTGGAGAAGGTGGATTCAATCTCGGAAGATCATCAGAAATTTTGAGAGATGAACTTAAATTCAGCAAGTTTGTTGGTCGTTTGAGAAAGAGATTCTCAAATATGTTTAGTGATATGTTGAAAACTCAATTAATCCTTAAGAATATTATTACTCCTGAAGATTGGGAGATAATGAATGAACATATTCAATACGACTTCTTGTATGATAATCATTTCTCCGAACTTAAAGAAGCAGAACTGTTAAATGAAAGACTTTCGTTAGCTGCTACTGCTGCCCCTTATGTTGGCAAGTATTATTCTCAAGATTATGTAAGACGCAAAATTCTTCGTCAAACTGATCAAGAAATTGTCGAACAAGACGCCATCATCAAGAAAGAAATTGAAGATGGCGTAATTCCCGACCCAGCAGAAATGCAAATTGATCCCATGACAGGACAACCAATTCCTATGGTTGGTGGTTCTGCTGGAATGGATTTAGGTCAACCTGTTATGGAACCAGACTTAGAATCTCAAGCACGAACAGTTGAAGTTCCCAAAGGTGGGGAAATATAATAAATAACAACGATTGTAAATTTTAAAACTATGGATGAATTAATGGATATGATTGTCACTGATGAGAGTCCTTCTCAAATTAGTGACAAAATTAAGGACCTTATTTTTGCAAAAGCATCGGAAAGAGTTGATGCTTTTAAACCCGAAGTTGCTAACTCATTCTTCGGTGGTAATGATTCTGAGGAAGACTACGAAGAGGAAGAGTGATAAATGTCCGATGATCTATCTTCTTTCTTTAACATAATATCTGAAGGTAAAAAGAAGCAAGAAGACGAATTCAATTCTCTTCTCGGTGAAGACTTTTTTGGTGAAAATTTTTTAGAAAACCTATTAGAATCTGCTAATCCAAAAAAAGAAAAGAAAGAATCGCCAGATACTTCGGATGAAGACGATGATGAAGAAGATAGTGATGATGAAATTGAAGAATCTGCAGAGTTAAATTATGTAGACCAATATCTACAATTCATCAAAAAGACAGAAAAACCAAAAGAAGTTTCTGAATCTTTAGACAATCCATCATCAAAAGAAATACAAGAATTAAAAAATCTTGTTTGGCAATTGATGCGTGATGTTCATGCTAACGGTGGAGGTGGCGAAACTCGTCTTGAGTTTCTTGATGATGTTGATAGGAACTCTGCAAAGACTGATAATTATTATCTCAAGTACGATGCAACTATTAATAAATGGGTA